AATCAAATCTTCTTTTGCTCTCAAATAATCCCACAACTCCAACAAGCATTGCAAAGGGTATTTTTAGTTCAAATAATCTTTCAAAAACTTCGGCTTTTAATGAATAAGGAGGATTTGAAATAATATAATCAATTCCTGTTGGCGGAGTTTTTTTAAAAAAATCTTCTCCATTTTCAATATGTGTGCAATGAACAAAATGACCGTTTTTACTTAAAACCTTAACAAAATTACTTTCTTTAGTATCGAAAGGACACCATATAAAACTATTTGGTTTAAGGTGTTTTAATAAAGGCTCAATAGCATAATTTGGCGTGTAGTATTCATCATTGGGGTTTATGTTTCCTATAATTTCTTTTTGGTTTGTGTTTCCATAAATAAAGCCACTTTGTTTTTCGGCTTTGTTTGTAATTAAATCTAATTTCATATTTAGCTATTTTAGTTTAAAAAAATAACACAAAACATAACAGCAATTTGGCAAAATGGCGGGTTTGTTGCTTAATTGATGTCTTGTGCTTCTATTAATATTTTGTTTTAAATTGAATGTTCTCGTTTCTTAATCCGCCACATCGCCAAGTTGCAAAACGTTGTAGGTAAGTTTACCTAGCGTTGCGTTTAAAGTAACTCAATTTCTCTTTTTACTTCCTCCCAATATTCATCTGTTAAATCATCTTTTCTTACAATTTTCATTGACAATATTTCATCTACTGTTATTAATGCGCATTTTTTTGCATTTCTAATAGCCCATTTTCTATCTGTTTCATCAGATTGAATATTCATCCAATCTACATAAGGAAGTAATTTGGTCTTTAAATCTTCAGCTTTTTCTTTTGGTGTCATAATATTTGGTATTAAATACATTTGTTAACAGTGGTTTTAAACAATTGCGGTGTTCGTTGCTGTACTATTGAACCTTTCGACTTAAACAAAGCGTATTTTCTCTTTGTTGGCACTGGTACGATACCGCAACTGATTTAAAGCCTAGAAAAGTTATGCACAAGCACTACCTACGCACTCCAAAATCAGATTTTCGTAATTTACACATCCTGCCATCTGTTATGTGATGAAATACAATTCCTTCAATATCATTTTCTGGATTAGATAAATATTCTTTTAAATATTCAAAAGAATCATCTTCTAAACTTAATCTATATTCTCCGTGTCCAATCAAAGCGTGTCCGTTAATTTTTTCGGGATTACCTTGTATTTTTTCTCCACAAAGTTCGTAAGTTCCATCGAACCATTTTTCGTGTCTATCGTATGCTTCAAAGAAATATTTATCTTCATTTTTACTTCTATCGCATTTTAACCAATGTGGATGATGTCCTGTAATTAAATCAGCTTCTTGACAAGCAATTGCACCATCAGGGATTTGACGACCTTTTTTAACATCGTATCTTTTGTAAATTTCTCCGTTAATAATTGCAACAGAAGTGCCATCAAATTTACGTGTAGGTATTCCTTCTGTAAATACCCATTCGTTATCTGGATTAATTTCGTTAATTACTCGCCCTAAATCGTTAGGGTCTTTTTTAAATAATGTGCTAATTACTTTCATTTGTGCTAATTTTAAACATTTGTACTATTAATTTTTGCCCTTCGCCAAGCCGCAAACCGGTAGCGGTCAGATTAGTACTCGACTACGATTGAATTTTTAGCCCAGTAAATTAAATCTTTTCTTATTTTTTCGTCTTTAAAATCAACGTAAAAACCTAAATGTCCTCCAAAGTCAGTCACTTCTTTTCTGTCAAAGCAATTATAGTAAACTCCATACCTAACAATACCTACTTTATTAGAATTTAAAACATCTTTAATAATACAACCCTCGCTTATTGGGTTGCCTTCTTTGTCATCTAATCCCGTATAGATTAAATTAAAAGCCGAACCACTAACACTGGTTTTGCAAGATTGCTTAGTCTGTAAATTTTCGGAAACTTTAGTCATAATTTTAAGTGTATTTTTGTGTTTGTGAATTTTAGGTTTTGAGTTACTCTTTACTATAATCTAATTCAACTTTACAGCCACTTTCTTCAAACTCTAATTTTACTTTTAATAATTTAGCGTATGTAATAGCTGGAGCCATTGGATTTTTACTTTTAATCTGTAACGCTAATTTTGAAGGCGTTACTCCTACCATTTTAGCAAAGGTGTTATTATTCTTTGCGGTTTCTGAAATTAATTTTTGTAGTATGTTCATTTGTCTTATAATTTTATAATCTACTATTACATTTTTACGTTACATTATTTTACAGTATTTAAAATAAATTCAATTGCATCTTTTATATCTTCATTGTAAGAAATTGTAAAATCTGTTCCAGTAGATGAAGAAGCTCTTTTAACAACAAAAGAAAAATCAGAAGATGAATGATAAACAGTTCCTTGTTTATGGTCTGCAATTCTTACAGATTTATCGTTTAAATCAAAATATTTTCCATTAAAATAAGACCATAAAGAAGAAATTAAAAGGTGTTGTCTTTCAATTTCGTAATCTTCCATGTCTAAATCGCCTCCATCTTCTCTTTCGTTAATGATTTCTAATTCTGTGTAAAAATCTTCGATTGCTTGTGTATTAAAAGTTGTCATAAATTCTTTGTCTTATAATTTTATAATGCAAAGATATATAAATATTTTAAATAAAAAAGTATAAATTAATTTTTTTTATAAATATTTTCTTTTTACATTTGCAATATCAAAATCAAACAACATGAAAACAATAACTTTTTTATTATTAGCGACTATTGGAATGCACACTACTAATATGTACATAGCTTTTACTTCTTTTATTGTGTGCGGAATATTAATCTTTAAAACAACAAGAAAATGAAACTAAAACAAATCTATCAGGACAAACTCGAAAATTTAGAGTACCCTTTAATGAAAGAAAATATGTTGAAAGCATTGGAAAACAACAAAATTTATTTAAGTTTTACAATTCATGAAGGGATTGATTTTTGTAACTTTTTAGCAAATCAAGAATTTACTTTTAATAACTTTTATAACTTATTCGACCATGAAAAAATATAGAGTTTACTATTGGAAATACAAAAACGATGATTGTATAGATTGCGAAAAAGAAATATTCGCTTTTAACTTCGACGAATGTTTTAATGCTTTTAGAGAAAATAACCCATTTGTTAAAATTAGAGAAATAAAAGAAATAGTATGAAAATCGACAAAGCAATTATAGAGTACTGGAAAAATTTAGATAACGTTAAAATCAAATTACAATGGAGGATTTGCTAAATTTCAAACAAGCACAAATTGAAGCATTACAAAAGAAACTTCAAGAAATGCAAAAAGAATTAGACACCGCAAAAGAATTATTAAAAGGAATTGTAAAAAACTACGAAAATGGAAATTAAATTAATAAACGAAGTTTGGTTTGTGAATGGTAAACCGCTTACAGACTTAACACCAAACGAAAAAATTTTAATGGATAGACTATTTGAAAAATATAAAAATGACACGAAATGATACCAAAATTAGAAGATGTAAAAGAATATTTTAAAGATGCTAAAGAAGTAAAAAGTATTTTTGATAATATTTTTGAAATTGATATAGACTCTATTGAATATGATAATGCAATAGAGTCTTATTATGCTAAAGGAAAATACGATATTTTAAAATGCATTTATCGTGATAATCAATACGCTGAAATTCTTTCTTACAAAGATGAAATTGGAACGCCTAAACACTACGATAACTCAAAAGGTAGTATTTACCAATTCTGCGAAAATCAACAACTTAATTCATGGGAATTTGATATTATTAAGCGAGTGGTTCGAAGTAGAAAAAAAGGAAACTTTAAAGAAGATTTGGAAAAAACAAAACATTTAATTGATTTATATTTAAAAGAATATGACACGAAATAAAGAAACGCACAACGCACTCGAATTACTTTTAACAGCTCAGTTATTTATTGAAATATTTGAAAATTACAACTTAACAGGAATAGAAAAGAAGTATGGTAATATGTTTCATAACGCACTTGAAACGAAAACTATTAAGCATTATAACGAGGTTTACAAAAATGATGCTGAATTTGCTTTAAATAGCTTAAACATTAAACAAAGGCTGATAACTCAAATAGCAGAACTAAACGAAGCCGATGCAATTTTATTAAGTGAGTTTGTAAAAAAGTTTATTGATAATATCGAAATAGCGAGAAAAAAAGGAGTAGTATTTTTTGATAAAATTATTTAATTATGAAAATGACCTTATTAAAAATGTCAAACGAGTTAGGAGTTGACAGAGTAACACTAAAAGAAATTGCAAAAGCAAATAATTTAGAATATACCGAAAAGGACGGAATGAAATTTTATAATATTTTCGACCTTCAAAGATTAGTTGAAAGTACAATGGTAACGATTTATAAACCTATTTACATTAATACAACATATCATATTTATCCATCAAAAATTAATTACGACTTAACAATATGAGCAAACTATCCAAACGTAAAAGCATAGTAACAGTAGGTAAAAGAATTCCGACCGCTTACGAAATCCAAAAAGATAACAGATTGAAAGCTATTGAAGTGGCAAATAATACAGACCCGAAACTAAAAGAAGTAATTAAATATGATTTGAAAAGATGACACCACTACAAAGAATACTCAAAATACTTGACTACTACTATAAAAGAGGAACGAATAAGGAAAAAATTAATGAACTTTATTTTAAAATATTGAATAAAAAAGTATAATATATTTTGTATCTTTGACAAAATTTAAAACTTTAAAAACATGGAAACACAAACAGACTGGAGAAAATTCAGAAAATCAACTCACTTAGCAAGTGCCGACCTTGATGCACTTGAAACAGAAGGTAAAAAATTAATCTTTACAATTAAAGAAGTAAAGTATGAAACAGGCGTTGATGTTTCAGGTACTAAAATGGATGGTATATTTTGCTACTTTTTAGAACCTGTTAAACCTTTAAAATTAAACTCAACAAATAACAAAGTACTTGCTGGATTTGCAAAGAAAAACGGACTAATCGGAAAAGAATGTCACGTTATTGAGAATTGGAAAGGTATGAAAATTGAGCTTTTTGTAGATAGAAATGTGAAAATGATGGGTGCTATTACGGATGGAATAAGAATAAAACCATTACAGCCAACTGAAACAAAAACAAAACCTATTTTTACAGAAGCTAACTTTGAATCTGCTAAAACTGCAAAAGCTACAATTGAACAAATCAAAACTAAATATGAACTAACTCCAGAAATGGAATCTAAATTTAAAGAATATGCAAAGCAATAACGAACAGCGTTCGGAAAATTGGAAAATTGAGCGTTATGGTAAATTTTCAGCAAGCGAAATTATAAAACTTTTAGGAGTTCGTGGACTTGGTGAAACTGGGAAAACATACGCAATCGAAAAAGCAATTGAAGAACTTTACGGAGAAATGGAAGAGAATTTTGTTTCTTTTGATATGCAACGAGGGATAGAATTAGAACCGCTTGCCTTTGCTAAATTCAAAGAGTTGAAAGAATTAGAATTTTTAGAAGTTACAAATTGCAGTTTCTTTAAATTTAATGAAGATGCTGGAGCTTCGCCAGATGGATTAGTTTCAGATGATGCTGTTTTAGAAATCAAATGTCCGAAATCAACTACTTTCTTTGAATTAGTAGCAACAAATGAAGTAGATAAAAAGTATTATGCACAAATGCAAATGCAAATGTTATGCACAAATAGAAATAAAACCTATTTCTTTAATTATCTTATTCACGAGGGAACTGAATATCATCACGAAATTATCGTTGAACGTGACGATGTTATGATTGAATTAATAAAAACAAGATTAAACGAAGCAATCGAAATTAAAAAAGAGTATATTAACAAAATTAATACAAATAAACAATGGAAGTAATCGGAAAAGTAAAAGTAATAAACCCGGCACAAGAAGTGTCTGCGAGTTTTAAAAAACGTGAATTAGTAGTAGTAACTGCTGAACAATATCCACAGCATATTTTAATAGAATTTGCACAAGATAAATGCGATTTGTTAGATAACTTTCAAGAAGGGCAAGAAGTGAAAGTAAGTATTAATTTACGAGGTCGTGAATGGGTAAATCCACAAGGAGAAACCAAGTATTTTAATTCGGTGCAAGGTTGGAAAATCAACGCAGTTGAAGGGAGCCAAGAACAGCCAGAAGATGACCCTTTTTCATAACTACCCGATGTTAAAACTTTTAGTATCAACATTTGATTTAGAAATCCCTGAAGAAATTTAGGGATTTTGTTTTTTGTATTGGAAAAATGTTTATATTTGTAAGGTCGAAGCATCACCGACAAGGAAAGTATAACGTTATTTTTTAACGTAACCGAGAAGCCCTTAAATGTAGTGATGCACATTTAGGGGTTTTCTCTTTTTAATAATATTATGTGTAAATATTACCAATTAGAAAAAACAGATTTTGAGTTTGAAATTTTAGACCAATCATCTGAATTTAAAGAGTGTTTTGATTTTGTATTTTTTAAAGGACTAACTTTGTTTTTTGTGTTTAAAAAAGAAACTAA